ACCGTCTGGTTGTATATCTACTCTAAATAATCCATATCTCCAATTTTGATCAACAGCTTCATTTTCAACTTTAATACTCATTAATCTATTTCTTGCTCTAGTATCTATCTTAGTTGTAGACGAAGTTACAGTATAGGGTCCTAACATTTGACTATTTTGTGTTTGAGATGGGTAATCTCTTAACAATAATGTTACTTTAGCATTTCCATCAAGTATTTTAAAGTCTGGTATAAATCTATTTATCTTCATTAGATACTGACCATCTCCTTCAATATCTAAATCAAAATCTCCAGATTCAATAAATGCAGGTATTGCAGTTTTAGTTCCTGATATATCTACATCATTTACTCCTGTTTCATGTTCATAATAAATAGATGCACCATTAGTATTAGTTACACCATTAATAGTTGGAAACGTTGGTAACATAGTATCATCATATTTTGTTGCATAAGGTTTATCAAAAATATCAGCATCCGCATAAGATGTTCTTGCTAAAGACATGGTTGTCCAGTTGTTTTCTAAATAATTATATACAACCGATCTATCATTTTGAATTGAATTTGCAGTTGGATAAAACCATATAATTTCATTATATAAATTATTATGTGATCCATAGATAATATCTGAAGTACTATAATTAATTCCTAAATTATCTCCACCCGTTGTAAATACAAAGTCTTCAACTAACGATGGTAATTGTTTAACGGTACCATCGTAAACAAAAAATCCACCACCAAAACCCATCCAAAATACAGCACCTTGTGCATAAACAATTGAGTTTTGACTAATGCAACCACAATTTGTTCCAACTTGTCTTACAGAGAATACAAATGGAGGACCAACAAATTGAATAACATATGCTGCAGAATTGGTTAGTACAAAAATATAGTCTTTTCCTTGTATAGCTCCGACAATAAAATTACCTGTATCCAGTCTAAAAGTACCTGCCGTATTTGTTGCAGTTGGAGCATAAGTATTAAAGTCTTCTTGATTTGAAAATCTTATAAACATTGGATCTTGAGTTGAAGGATCACCAATGGTTGTTTCTGTACCAAGTAAAAATACATGTCTATCTCTATCGGATACAATACTCATAATAGATGCTGTTGGAGCATTTGCCATAATAACTGCTCTAGTTGTAAGAGGAGTTGCAACACCTGGATTCCATGTAAATGTTTTACCATTTCTAATAGTTGCAATTAATATTTGTCCAAAGTTATCAAAAGACCAAAGTCCTGGTGATAATGTAACTCCTGTTGTAGTTGCCTCTCCCCAGCCTGTAAATGTAGATGCATCAAAAACAATTGCATTGTCTAAATGAGATACAGCCGTTGTTCCACTTGCTCCTCTGACACAACCTGTAAAATCTGTAGCAGTTTTTGCAGTATACGTTATTAATTCTGAATCTATTAAAATAGTCCCAGCTGCCGGAAATCCAGTTGTTGAATCTACTACAATAGTTGTAACTGAATTATTAATTGCTCCATTTAATTGATTTTGTAATGATCCTGGAGTAAGTCCACTCCACACTCCTGTACCAAAGCCAAAGCCAACTGTTTGAAAAGGTGGACCAATAATTATATATGGAGTCGTAGTAATAGTAGATCCTCCTCCTGACATACCAGTGCCTGTTTCTGTTGTTGGCATAGTAACTGTAAAAGTATTGGAAGTTGGAGTTGATATAATTTCAAAAGGATTATTTGTAAAATTAGCATTTGAAAAAGTTGTAGCACCCCCTCCTGCTAAACTAGGAGATGTAAATACAATGTAATCTCCAGTTGATAAACCATGAGATGTTTTAGTAACTGTAACTGTTGCAGATCCAGTTGTTGAAGCTAATGTACAAGATGTAAGAGCTGTGCCTAATGGAGTGATATCATAAAAAACACCATCTGAATAAATAACTAATAATTTATTCGTTCCAATTGCGACATAACGATTACCATCTAATGCAGTCCAAGTTAAAATTTCTCTTGCTGAACCTGCAAGTCTTGAAGATGTAGTTTGCTGCCAGCCACCTATTTTCTCAGGATAGCCATAGCGAAAGCGCACAAAATCACCATCAATCCACTGACCTTCTGCAGCAGTTGATGTGTCTTGTTTATTAAATCCAGCTTTTAATGGTATCTTTTTTAATGGCATAAGTATCCTTTATATAGGTTTTATTAATAAATGCACTATTTTTTAGTTACAATTAGTGCTTTATCAGAAGAAGGTAAATATAAGTTGTGTCTACATACCAACAAATATGCCAAATAAAAACTAAATAATTATGGTTTTACTGGAAATGATTTTGCGTTTATTTGTTCAACTGTAGATAATCCCTCAGTAATATCTCTAAGTGATTGTCTATAGTTAGACATAGCGGCTGACAATGTATTATCAGATAAAGCTAAATAATCTGTAGAAGCTAATAAAGCATTACGTTTTGCCCTAAGTGTAGCAATAGCTCTATCAAAAGCACCATTAGCCCAAGCTGCGTCAGCTTCTTGTCTTTGTGCTATCTCTTGTGCTGTAAGTTCTATTTGAACTCCATTTACTAATTTATGTTCTGCCATAGTTACTCCTATTTATCGTTTTTAATTGAATTAGTCAAGTTATACGATTCCGAACATTAAAATTGTCCCATCATCTATATTTCCACTAGACATCTTGAATTGCACTGCATTTACTGCACTAGTTGTGTTTCCGTAACCAGCAACTAAATTTCTCCAAGAATAATTATTATTTCTATAATTATTACTATCTATTAGAAAATGTTTAACATAAGTTGTACTTGCAGGATTAAATAATTGTAAAACGCCACTTACCTGAGCATCATTATCAGCCGTAACACTACTTGCTATTTCTTGAAAAGCAGTTGATTGTGCTAAATCTTCAGATGCTTGATATTCTAAAACTGCATCAGTACCAGCTTCGTTATGGTAAGCAGCAAATGATGTAGTAGTTTTTGTTACGTTATAGTTTGAACCACTATCAGTACTCATGTTGAATTGAAAAGCAGCAAGGGTTGATGGGTGTATATTAATAAACCAAAATTGATATTCTTTATATGTGCTATCTATTCCAGTTGTAAAGCTAATTGATGCAGAAGCAGAAGCTGTCTGCGAACTTATTAATTTCATACCACCAGTAGCAACAGCAGCATTGTAAGCAGTTACATTGGCAATAGAATTGTTCACCAATGAAGCTGGTAATAAAACACCACCTGTAGTTATGTTATTTGCGAATGATCTTGTAATAGTTCCCATTATGATTTTTTCACTCCGTATAGTTTAATAGTTCCATCAAAATTTCCTGATGTCATTTGGAATCTGATTGCGTTCACAGCACTAGTCGTATTTCCATATCCTGCTGTATTTGTTTGTAAAGTAAAAAATCTATCCACATCATCTTGCATAGAATTAACTGCACTTATAAAGTGTTTAACATAAGTAGTTGAAGAAGGATTAAATAATTGCATTGAACCAGAAACTGAAGAATCTGCATCATTAGAAAAAATGTCATAACTAGTTAAATTTTGAAATGCTGTGCTTTGTGCTAAGTCATTATTTGCGTTATAAAGCAAACCTGCATCCATATCATTTTCATAATGATATGCAGCAAAAATAGTAGTGGTTTTAGTTACATTATAATTACTTCCACTGTCTGTACTCATATTAAATTGAAAATTAACTAAATCTGTTCTTGGGTGTACGTCTATAAAATGAAATTGATATTCATCATAAGTAGAATCTAAACCAGTTGTAAATGAAATCGTAGCACTATCAGAAGCTGTCTGTGTACTAATTAAAACTAAATTTGCTGGATTAGCTGCATTAGCAAAGGAAGTTACAGCACTTACTGAAGCATTTGTAATACCAGCAGGAAGTATAACTCCACCAGTTGTAATGTTGTTTGATAAACCTCTTGTGATACTACCCATTATTTAATTCCATATAAAGCTATTGTTCCGTCTATATTTCCTGAACTCATTTTAAATTGTATTGCATTAACAGCAGATGCGGTGTTTCCATAACCTGCTGTAAAAACATTAACTGTAAAATTATCATTAGAATAATAATTAACATTTGCTATAAAGTGTTTAACATACGTTGTGCTAGATGGATTAAATAAAGTTAATGCACCAGAACAAGACTCATCAGCACCATTGCCAGAAGAAAAAGTTAAAGGTTGAAATGCAGTAGATTGTGCTAAGTCATAAGAAGTTAAATAACTGAAAGCTGTTGAAGTACCTGCTTCGTCATGTGCAGCTCTAAATATAGTTGTTGTCTTAGTTACGTTATAATTACTTCCACCATCTGTACTCATATTAAATAAAAATTCTGTATTATCTGTTCTAGGGTGGATTGAACTAAACACAAATTTATATGCTTTATAAGTTGAAGTTAATCCTGAAGTAAAACTAATTGAAGCTGAGTTAGAAGCAGTTTGAGAAGATATAAATGTAATTCCATCACTAGCATTTGCAAGTACAGTTATTCCAGTAACAGAAGCATTAGTTATTGCAGAAGATGTAAATACACCACCTGTCGTAATGTTATTTGCTATGCTTCTAGTTATAGCACCCATAATATTAAATTGGTAAATATCTTACTGTGATTTCACCACCATTAACTGGTGCTGTTTGAAATGTAAGGGTTGTACCAGAAATTGTATAGTCATCTGTTGGAACTAGACAAATACCATTTACGAATACTAATATGTTATCTACTGCTCTACCAGCATCTATTGTAAATGTTGTATCAGTTCCATCACCAGTAAATGTAGCTTTAGAATAAGTAAGAGTAGTTGTGATTGTTGTAAATGAAAGGGCACCAGAACCATTTGTAGTTATTGCTTGTCCATTTGTTCCATCTGTTGCTGGTAAAGTAAATAAACTAATAGTTTTTAATAAGGCATTTATATCTACTACGTTTGTTCCGTCTGAATAAACATATAATACACCTTTATTAGTTGTTGAAAATGTAGGTCCTGTTCCTGATGCTGTTTTAAATTGAACTGTAAAAGCACCAACTGTTCCATTATAAACAATCCAAGTTTTTTCAATTGAATTTGGAACTGTTACTACTTGATTTCCTGTAATTGTTCCTGTTAATTTTATAACTGCATTTCTTGCATTAGAAATGGCACCGTCAGACATAGCAAGAGTTGTTGTTTGAGCTCCACCTGCAATGTTTACTTCTTGATAACCAGCGATTGCTTGTTGTAATAAATTTAAATTTGTATTTGTTTTAGTTCCCCATGTACCGGCGTTTTCGCCTGTAACCATGAGCTCTAGTTTAAGATCTGTAGAAAAACTTGATGGCATATTAATTCCTTATTTTACTATAGTTAAATTGTTTATCATTTTTTGTCAATTAATACAATCCCTTTATTTATGCTGCAACATCAGTCCAATTAATAGTTTGGCCAGTATTTACACCTGTATAATTTATACTTTGTCCTGGATCTACCGGTGCCCAAGCCGTTACATATAATTGTCCAGTTGTTCCTATTAAACCTTGTCCTGTAACATTTACATTTACATTTGTAAATGCAGTTTCATTACCTAATACAGAAGTTAAATTTTGACCTGTTAAATTAACAATAGTAACTGGTAAAGCAAATACTGAATTTAAAGTTAAAGTAGCTTGTTGACCTATTAAATCAACATCGGGACTTGGGTCAACTACACCCAAAGAAAGAGATAAAGGATTTTCAAATACTGGAATAGAAACATTTCCATCTGCAGAAATTCCAACATCATTTAAAACAGAGGTTAAATTTTCACCACTTAATGCAACATTTGCAGTTCCTAAAACTGTAACTGAATTTAAAGTTGTTGTTAAATTTTGACCTGTTACATTTGCAACTATAGGTATTTCTACAACTACTGAATTTAAAGCTGTTGTTAAATTTTGACCTGTTACAGGAACTTCAATAGATGGTATAGCAGTTACTGAATTTAAAGTTGTTGTTAAATTTTGACTCGTTAAATCTACTAAACCAGTACCTATTATATTTACATTATTTAAATTAGTTATAAGAGGATTTTCAAATATTGGAACTTGAACGGAGCCTCCTGCAGAAATTCCAACACTATTTAAAATAGTAGTTAAATTTTCACCAGTAACATTAACAGTTACACCTATTCCAATGCTAACACTTTCTAAATTAATTGTAAGATTATTTACACCACCAAAAGTACCTTGACCCCAAGTACCATCACCCCAAGCTAAATCGGTTGGACTGTAAACTTCAACTGGAATATTTTCATTCCAGGCTCCCTGTCCCCAGGTTCCTCTGCCCCAACCGTCGACTATAGCCATGGGCTAAACTCCTATTAAGAAATTCTTATAATAGCTGCTGTAGATGTAAAAGCTGGAAACTGAATTGTAAATGTTCCTGATGTAGCTGTTTTATCTGTTACAAAGTTTAACACTGCAACTGCAGCATTTGAAAAAGAAGTATTATAAATTAATGCTCCTCTTGCAGTTATTGTTACACCAGTAAATGATAGATCAGCAAAATCTGTAAAAGCAACAGTTGATACAACTGATGTTCCAGAATTTACTAATGCTTTTCCTCCAGCAACATATGTTCCTGATGCAGAAACTTCTCCACTTGTTGTATAAGAAGTTGTTGCAGCACCAAGTGTTGCAGTTGATACATAAAGAGCTAATTTGAATCTATCACCTGTTCCTGCTGGTGATGTAAAATCTTGATCACCATCTAATAGTTGTTTTTTAAAACTATTTGGTAACGCTTGTGTAATAGCCATACTTGTTTCTCCTATTGTGGTTTTCGAACTATACGAGGTTCTCCATCTAGAAACTCATCAGTTCGTCTTCTTCCCATTTGTTCTAATGAGAATCCTTCGATAGCTTGCTTATACCTATTTTCATAATATTGCAACATATCTTGTGGACCCTTTAAAAATCCATACGCCTCAACTAGGCAAGCATATA